CCTTGATTGGAGTTAAACCATGCCTACCATTAATCAGCTACCAACTGTCACACAGGTTTCCGGTGGAGATCAGTTACCTTTGTTCGTAACCAACCAAGGCGATGCCCGTCGCTGTTCTGTTACGACACTTATTGAATACATTCAGGTTAATCTCGGCGCTGTTACCTGTGCCTCGGTTCAGACAACGCCTGTTCGCTTTGACCAACTTCCTAATGCTGTTGGCAATGCTGGTGCGCGTGCGTTCATCACCAACTGCACAACTACAACGTTTAACGCTGCCGCTGCTGGCGGTGGATCGAACCAAGTCCCAGTATGGAGCAATGGCACTAACTGGTATGTCGGCTAATTTTAATTCATTAGGGGAACTTTGAAATGATTATTCAACCAGGTCTAACTCAGACTATTACAGATGTGCTTGTTCCTGCTGGTGAATATATCAGCATTGGGAATGTCGGCAACGATGCTACAACGGTTTCACTGGAGCCGATTGGCCCATTGAGCTATGAATACTATGACCAAATTGCATCGCTTTCTAACAGCGCAGAGATGTTTGGCCCTTATCCAGTTGATCGCACTGTGCGTATCACCAGCGGACTTCAGTCAACAGCGCAATATGACGTAGGCGCTCAACCAACGTTGCGTGACTTCCCACCCTTGGTAATTGGTAGCCTTGAGCCTGTTGGCCTTGTTGAGCCAGCCGCGACCTTTGTAACACTTACTTATAACGACAACGCTGGTAGCGTCCGTTTGGTCAGCGCAGGCGTTCATGGCTTGACAGCGGCCATAGCGGTAGGCGCAAGCGTCTATGTAACGTGGGCAACAGGCACAGGCGTTAATGGCTTGTATGAAGTCACCGCGCTTGACGCTGATACAACTGGCGTTGCGATTACAATCGACCTTCCATATGTGACTGGCCTTGGAACGCCGACTGTTGCTGTAGCCAATACCGAAGTTACTCTTGCATCCGTCACAGTCCCAGGCTGGTCGATGGGCGTTGGTGGCGGCATGGAAATTGACGCTTTGTTTACGTTGACCAATAACGCGACAGTTAAAACCTTGGGTATGACATACGGTGGCGGCGTTATCTTGGCTGCTGCTGCTGCTAACAATGCCAGCGCGTGCGTTCAGAAGCTGATGTGTAATCGTGGCGATTCGCAAGTCGTGACCAACTCAGCGACTGCTGTAGGTCATGGCCTGTCAACTGGTGCAAACGTGTTCCTAAACGTCGATGCTACAGAAGACCAGACATTTGCAATCACTGTAAAGCCAGCGACTGCGAATAACCTCATGCGGCTTGAGGCATTCAAGCTTCATGTAACTTTCTAATAAGGAAATTGATATGAAAATGGGTGGCGGAAAAATGAGCTACGGTTCAAAAGGCATGGCAATGGCAAAGAAGGCTGCTGGCAAATCTGCCAAGCCAATGATGATGACCAAAGCCAAAAAGAAAAAGAAGTAAGCATCCTGCATGAAAAAGGATTCGCGCCTTACTCGTGCGGGTGTCGCTGGCTATAACAAGCCCAAGCGCACACCATCGCATCCGAAGAAGTCGCACGTTGTTGTCGCTAAAGAAGGCGATAAGGTTAAGACAATCCGTTTCGGGCAGCAGGGCGTTATGGGTTCACCCGCCAGCAAAGGCGAAAGCGAATCTAACAAGAAGCGTCGCGCATCATTCAAGGCTAGGCACGCAAAGAATATAGCCAAGGGCAAAATGAGCGCGGCGTTTTGGGCTGATAAGGTAAAATGGTGAAATGACGCAGATTCCAATCCTTAATGGCATCTACACGGACAATGGGCCGGACTTTCGCACGTCTTATCCTGTAAACATGATTCCAGTGCCAAAGAATAACGGCATAAGTCAGGGCTTCTTGCGTCCTGCTGATGGCTTGGTAGCTAATGGAACTGGCCCTGGCGTTGATCGTGGTGGCATTAACTGGAATGGCGTCTGCTATCGCGTGATGGGTTCTAAGCTCGTTACAGTGTCCAGCACAGGCGTTATAACGATTATAGGCGACGTTCAGAACAACGGAAAGCTGGTTACCTTAGATTATAGCTTCGACCTCCTAGCTATCGCTTCGAATGATAAGCTTTGGTATTATTCGCCTAGCACTGGCCTTGTTCAAGTAACCGACCCTGACCTTGGCATCGTTCTGGATGTAGTGTGGGTAGATGGCTACTTCATGACCACTGACGGTGAGTTTCTCATTGTCACGGAACTAAGTGACCCGACGCAAGTTAATCCCCTGAAGTATGGTTCGTCAGAAATTGACCCTGACCCTGTTGTCGCACTGCTGAAGCTACGCAATGAGATTTACGCGCTGAACCGGAACACCATAGAAGTCTATGACAACGTAGGCGGTGACCTATTCCCATTCCAGCGCATTGAAGGCGCACAGATTGAAAAGGGCGTCGTCGGCACTCATGCTTGCTGCGTCTATCTTGAAAGCATCGCATTCCTTGGTAGCGGCTTTAATGAAGCTCCAGGCATTTATCTTGGCGGTAATGCCAAAGCGAATAAAATCAGCACGCAAGAGATAGACCAAATCTTGCTTCAGTTTACCGAATTGGAATTGTCTACGGTCAAGCTAGAAGCACGTAACGACAAGGCGCACGAGCATCTATATATTCACTTGCCAGATCGCACGCTTGTATTTGACGCATCAGCAACGCAGGATTTAGGCCAGCCAGTTTGGTTCACTCTGACAAGCAGCTTGGTAGGTTTCTCGAAGTATCGCGCACAGAACCTTGTGTGGTGCTATGACAAGTGGCTGGTTGGCGACCCAAGCAACACCAATGTTGGCTACATGGTGAGCAACATCTCAACCCATTACGGGCAAAAGGTGCGTTGGGAATTTGGCACGACGATTGTTTACAACGAAGGTCGTGGTGCAATCATTCAGAACCTAGAGCTTGTTGGTCTAACTGGTTCCGTTGCCTATGGCACAGACCCGACAATCAACACCAGCTATTCTACTGATGGCGAGACATGGAGCCAACAGAAGTTTATCAATGCTGGCAAGACAGGACAACGCGCAAAGCGTTTAGTGTGGTTCCAGCAGGGTTGGATGCGTAACTGGCGCATACAGCGATTCCAAGGCACGTCAGACGCTCATATGTCTTTTGCCAGACTAGAGGCGGCAATCGAGCCGTTGGCTTACTGATATGGTTCGGAGGCTTAACCTTACCCGCGATCAGCTTGCATCGTTTCTGCAAGACCATGAGCAGATTAAGCAGTTTGAGTTGCTGTTTTCGACTGTTGACACATTGGGCAATGTTACGATTGATGAGCTTAATATAAGTTCTGGTAATGCTACAGCGTCTGCAAACGATGCGTTAGCACAGCTTTCGGCTGTATCGCAAATGCTTGAATTGTTGGTGACAGCACCGCGCAACGAACTTGGCACAATATCATCTCAAAACGCTGATGATGTTGATATAACTGGCGGTGAAATAAAAGACCTTGATGTGCCTCTGCCTGTGGATTCTGGCGGCACTGGTCAATCCAGCTTCGTTAATGGTGAATTGCTGATAGGCAACACCACTGGTAACACGCTAACAAAGGCGTTATTAACTGCTGGTGCAAACATTACAATAACGGTTGGCGCTGGTTCAATTACGATTGCCGTATCTGGCCTTGGGACAATGGCATTTGAAAACGTTGGCGCATCTGGTACATTTACAACAGCAGACATTCCACCTCAGACCGTTACTGTTGCAAACGGTATTATAACAAGCATCGTTTAGGGATAAGACAATGGCAGTAACCGTAAAAGCACTGATTCCAGCAAAAGAAGCTGAGGACGCTCAAACAACGCAATACACTGCAACAAACTGCCGTGCTATTATTGATAAGTTTACGGCGACCAACACTTCTGCTGGCAATGAAACAATCAGCGTCAACATTGTGGCAAGCGGTGGAACAGAGGGTAATGATAACCTGATCGTCGATACACGCTCTATTGCGCCTGATGAGACCTACACATTCCCTGAGTTGGTCGGTCAAGTCCTTGACTCCGGTAACTTCATTTCAACAATAGCCAGCGCAGCCACTTCACTGACAATTCGCGCATCTGGTCGGGAGATCGTATAATGAAAAAGCCAATGATGATTATTGAAGGCTTTGCTGGCCTACGTGAGAGCGAGCCGTTCATCACCACCGCTGAAAACAAGAAGAACACAGCGATGGTTATCAAGGACTGGATGCTTGGCCCTAAGAACCCCAGCAACGAGCGTGACGCTAATCCTGAATACTGGATTGCTCTTGGCAAGGCTATGCAAGTGGATGAGACCGAAGCCCGTCGTCGTCGCTGCTCCAACTGCGAGTATTACGACAACAGCACAATGACCCAAGCCAAGATGGACAAGATTCCTTGGAACCAATGGGATGTTGACGCTGGCTTCCGTGGCTACTGCCATAAGTTCGAGTTCATCTGTCACGATCTTCGCTCTTGTCAAGCGTGGGAAGAACGAGAGTTTGAATTTGAAGATTGATTGTGTTATGGCTGGGCTACCGAGCGTTGACGAGCAGCCGGTAGCTCAGTAGCAGAAAGTCTACTATGCTTAAAAGCGGAACGCCTGAATACTGGTTGCGTCGAAACTTCGTTGAGGTTCTAGACTTGCCTGATGACGCCATTGAATGGCTCATTGACCTGTGGCAAGTTGTCCAGCTTTTTGATGATATTGTTGATGGCGACAAGATTGATCGCGACGATGCTGATGCAGCTATCTGGGCTGCGCTAGTAGGATTGCCAGCTAATCCGTTTTATCAGGCGCATTTCACAGTTTTGCTACCCCTTGTCAGCACTGCAATCTTGAAGTGGAAGGCATCTGACACTGTTGAGCTAGCCGGTAATGCCTGCGCTACTAGCTTTGTTTGGCGTGCTGGATATTATGATATTGTCCTTGCAACTGTGCAGTTGGTTCACGGCACACAGGCAGCAATGGAAATAGGTCACGTTGTGCTAAAGCTTTATGGCGAAAGCCTTGAGGAATATATGAAGGAAATGTCGAATGCCTGATCCAGTAACGGCGCTTGTTGTTGGCGGAACCTCTTTAGTCAGTAGTGCTGTCGGCTCTAAAGCGGCAAAAAGCGCTGGCCAGCTACAGTATGATGCTAGCATGGCCGGTGTTGAAGAGACAAAAGCCGCTCGTGAAGAAATGCGAGCGCTGCTTGAGCCGTATGTTGCTGCTGGTGGCCCTGCACTGCAAGCTCAAATGGGTGCGTTAGGTCTTGCTGGCCCAGAAGCTCAACAAGCATATGTAGCGCAACAAGAGCAAAGCCCAATGTTTCAAGCCTTGGCGCGGCAGCAAGAGGAAGCTATTCTACAGAACGCTTCGGCAACCGGTGGCCTTCGTGGTGGCAATGTTCAGGGTGCATTAGCGCAATTCCGTCCTCAATTGCTGAATCAGTTCCTTGAGCAACAGTATGGTCGATTAGGTGGATTGACATCTCTTGGTCAGCAATCGGCTGCTGGCGTTGGAACGGCTGGTATGCAATCAGCTGGTTCTATTTCCGAGCTTTTGGCTCAAGGTGGAGCGGCACGGGCTGGCGCAAAACTAGGCTCTGCTAACGCTTGGCAGCAATCGCTATCGCTACCAGCACAGTTCGCTGGCTTGGCAATCGGCAGAGGATATTGAGGTAACTTATGGTTCAGCCTTATGATTATACCCTAAAAACGCCATCGCCTGGAGAGACGTTTTTTAAATCTATCCAACTCGGCCAGCAACAACGGCAGGTCGAGTCCGAGCGTTTGCAGGCCGAGGCGCAACGTGCGAAGGTGCAAGCAGAAATTGATAAGGCTGCAAAGAAAGCCAATATCTTTAAAACGCTTCTTGGCCCAGGGGCTACCATTGAGCAGCGTAACTTAGCTATTCAAGAATTGCCTGACGATGTTAATGCTATCCAAACATATTGGAAAGGTCTCGACGAAGGTCGAAGAAATTTCTTTCTCGAAACTGCACGCAAAGCATATTACGGACTTTCTCCAGATGCAAATGGCGTAGTTAATGTCCAGAATGCAGTTACAGAGCTGAGTGCCCGTGCTGATGCCGCTAAAGGCAGTGGTGACACAGTTTTAGAAAAGCAGTTGCGTGATTTAGCTACAATGGTTGGCAATCCAAACGCCGATCCTCGTTTAGCTCAAGGCATTATTGACCTGCAGGTTCGCGCTGTTGACCCAGACGCAGCTAATAAGATGACAGGCTTTGGTGATGCTGCTGCTGCAATGCGTGGCGCTGGAATTGATCCATATAGTGTCAAGGGACGCGAACTACTTGGCAACATTGCTTACAAGGCTGGGCAGATTCTTCTAACTGGTGCGAAAACGCCAGACGGCGAAGAATATACGGGAACACTGCAAGATTATCTTGAGCGTTATGGTACGAATCAAGGTGGTGGGCAACCCGCGCCACAAGGCAAACCTCGCGTCTATAGCAATGTCACTGCTATTCCTGCTGACTTAAAGGTGGGCGATATTGTAAACGGTCAAGAATATGTAGGTGGGCCAGTAACTGGAAGCCCAGATAGCTGGAGAAAGCCAAAAGGAGGTCAGACGGGCGCTCCGTCTGGTGGCTTTCGCTGATGGCCCTGCTGTGATTGGTGAACTGTTTCCTAATGCAAGGATAACATCTGGCTATCGTGGGCCGAATGATCCGTTATCTAAAAAGAATCCAAGGTCATATCATGCTCGTACGAAAGGAGCAGTTGATATTGCTCCAATACCTGGTGTGACATTTAAGGAATACATTTCTAGCATTAAAAATGCTGGTTATAAAATTATTGAGGCACGCGATGAGGTGAAAAACCCATCAAGATTTGCTACTGGGCCTCACTGGCACGTTGTGATTGGAAATTAATATGGCGCAAACTAATCCTTGGGAACTTCCTGTTGCTGGTGGAGCAGCCACTCCTAGCCAGCCTAGGGGCGTTGTTATTCCAAAAGAACCTGAAAAGCCTGAAGAAAAATTTGTAACATTGACTCCAGAGGAAGCGGCTGCTGAAAGGCTAGACCCTACTGCTGTTTATCAGCGCAGCACTACAACTGGTAAGTTAAGCCGTCTTGAAGCTCCAGAAAAGCCAGCAAAGACTTTTCCTGAAGGTGCAGCAAATAAACTTACAGAAGATGTAGGCCAAGTAGAGGCATTAACTCGTGCGTTAAACGGATTCCAAGATGATTTTGCTGGAAGTTTTCTTGCGGGAGCTGAAAGTGCTTTGCAGGGTGTCGGGTTGGATTTTGGCATGGCGACCCCTGGCCAAAGGAATTGGTGGGCTGATTTTAATAGCACTGACAACATTATCCGCAATAAGCTTTTCGGCTCAACGCTCACTGATGGCGAAAAGGCGGCTTATCTAGCCACTACTATTGCGCCTAGTTCTGATCCACAAATAATAAAAGAGAACCTTAAAAAACGGCTTGATATTATCAAGAAGGCAACAGAGCGTCGCTACAATCGCTATATTGCCGCTGGCTATAATCCAGCAGAAGTTGAGGCAACTGTTGGTGATGTTGATTTTCGTATTTTGCCAGAAGAAGCTCCAGCTGATACTGGTGCGGGAACAGGTGCAGGGCCATCAACTGGCGGTGACAACAGAATTGCACAGATTCAACAAGCTTTTGATGCGAATGCTTCATTAGAAGATTTAATGGCCTTAGCCGCAAATTTGCAAATAACCTTAAATCCAACTGATTTGCAGCAGGCGATTGAGTTTCGCAATTCTGGTGGAGTAGGCGCACAAGTTCTGTCGCCGCCTACAATTGGGACTCAGCAGGTTCAGCCAAGTGAGACATCTATTGGTGAATCCCTGTATGCGGCAGGCGGCGACATAGCTCAAACTGCTGGTGATGTGCTTGGTCTTGTTGGTAACCCAGCCAATGCCGCCGTTAATGCGCTGTTTGGTACAAATCTTTCGACCAATCTTGGTGAAACATTCCGTGAGGCAACTGGCGCACCAAGAGGCGATCCCTTGGCAAGTGCAATCAATCGAGGCCTTGGCGCTGCAATGACTGGGCTTGGTGGCGCATCCCTAGCTGCTCGAACCCTGCCTCAAGCTGGCAGACAGATAGCTGCCACATTGACGGAATTACCAACGCAGCAAATCATTGGCAGTGGCACGGGCGCAGCAGCATCTGAAGTTGTTCGTCAGCAAGGCGGTGGCCCAGTTGCTCAAACGATTGCGGGTATAGCTGGCGGTGTTACCCCCGCGGCTATTGTTCGCCCAAGGCCTACCTCTGTTCCTACAACTGCAACTGCTCCGACAACATCGGCAATGGAAGCATTGATGGCGCAACCTACTGGCCGTGAAATTGTTGAGGCTGGCAAGCAAGCAAATATTCCAATTATGACGTCAGACCTTCCGTCTAGACAGCCAACTACATTTATTGGAGCAGGAGCACAAAGGGCTGCTGAACGCATTCCTATTGTTGGAACCGGAGGACTCCGTGCTACCCAACAACAGGCGCGTGAGGATGCCGTAAGAGATTTTCTTGTTGAGAATTCTGGTGCAATTCCAAAAGATGCTTCCGAAAGATTAGTTGCGGATGCCGTTCGCAAAAATGCTGATACACTGGATAAATATTCCACTAGCAAAAAAGAAGTTTTCTCCAACGTATCGACGGCTGGCGCTGTTCCTCCGACTAACGCTTTGCAAAAAATTGATGAGCAAATTGCATTACTATCCAGTCGAAGAACGACTGCTGGGGATGAGGCTGTTGCAAAATTGCAAGAGTTGCGTCAAAAATTAGTTGATGACAGAGACATTTACCAAATGGAATCGTTCCGCAGCGATGAATTAGGTAATGCCTTTAATGATGCTAATTTGTCCATTGGCGCATCTAACCTTGTGCAAAGGGCTGTTAGAAACGTTTATGGGCCATTAAATGAAGACATTGGTCAATTCATTTTGCAGAATGGCGGTAAGCAGGATTACACTAAGTGGCGTGTTGCAAATGCGCGATTAAGTGCTGGCCTAGAAGAAGCCAAGCGCAAGTCTCTTAAAGCTATTTTGCAGCGCGGTGAAGCAGATCCACAAACTATTGAAGCCATGCTTTTCAGTGGCAAGAAAAGCGATGTTGCTGCTTTTTACAGAGCATTGACGCCAGAGGGACAGTCTTTGGCTCGAATGGCTGTTGTTAATCGCATTGCTGAAAAAATGGGAACAGGCTCTGTTAGCCCTGAAAAATTTGTTTCGCAGGTAGAAAAGCAAGGAAACCAAATTGGGGTGTTTTTCTCTGATGCACAACAAAAAGACCTAAAGGGATTGGTTCGGGCCTTGAATGCTACTCGCAGAGGTGGCCAAGCTCCAATTATGACGCAAAGCGGTCAGGAAAATTATATTCCGATACTTGCGGGATTATTTGGCATAGGTGCTGACACCCTTACAACTGGAGGCGTAGGGACAGGTCTTGCGGCTGCTTTTACTGCAGGTGCTCGGCTATATGAAAGCAAACCTGTCCGCACTCTTTTTGCTGCACTAGAAAAAACTAAAGCTGGAAGCGAGCAAGAACGGGCAATTATAGGAAAGATTAACGAGAAGTTTGCGCCAATAGTTGCAACACTTTCTGCCGTGGAATCTGAAGAAGAAACGCCAGCTACAGCAATGCCACAATGACCTTTCCACACAACATAATTTCGGCTATAAGCCCAAAGACGCAAGGGATTAAGTTCTAATGGCACTTACTCAAGTTACCGGCCCTTATCCAATATTCACTGATCTAGACGGTACTCCGCTGGATGACGGATACCTGTATATCGGTGCTATCAATGAAGACCCTGAGCAGAATCCAATTCAGGTCTTTTGGGATGCGAACCTAACCATTCCTGCTACTCAGCCCATCCGCACCAATAACGGCTATGCTTATCGTAACGGAACGCCAGCGCTGATTTACACTGCTAGCCAGTTCTCTATCACTATTCGCAACAAGCGCGAGGAATTCGTTCTCTACAGTCCTGTAGGCTATGGCTTCGATCCTGCGGCTGTATCTGCGTCTGTTGTCAAGAACGACTTTAATGGTGATGGCATCAGGGTAAGCTTCACCCTTTCTTCAGCACCAAGCACTGTGCTTGCCACGAATGCGTTCATCAATGGTGTTTATCAGGAGAAGGATAGCTACACCCTTCTTGGTAACGTTATTACTTTTTCAGTTGCCCCACCTGTCGGAAGCAGCATTGAAATCATCACTAACGAAACTGGTGTTATCAACTCAGGCAGCGCTACGGCTATCTCCTACACTCTGACAGAGCCTGGAGCCACTGCACAAACCGTTCAGACTAAGCTGGAACAATATATTTCAGTTAAGGACTTCGGCGCTGTTGGTAATGGCGTGGCTGATGACACGGCAGCTATTCAGGCCGCTATGGATGTTGGTGGATTGGTATGGTTCCCAGCCGGAACCTATAAGATCACTGCGCCGTTGACTCGATCGACAACTGGTCTGATGCTTGTTGGTGCTGGCATTGATGCCACGATCATCATTGCGGCTTCGACGTTTACCGGCGATTCCATGTTCACGCTCGGAAACAAAGATGGCACTGATGAATGCCGTCAAATCAGTATGCGCGACATTCTGGTTAATTGCGATGGCAACGTAGATTGCGGCGTTGAGCTTTATGGCTTGCGTGACGGTTCGACATTTGAAAGCGTCTACATCTGGAAGATTCGCCAATATGGTCTTCGGACTGGTTGGACGAACACTGGCGTTGGCGCTCCAGGAACGATGAACCAAGGCTTGTTGTTCAACAACGTGCAAGTGCTTGGTGAAAATGGCTCTCCTGTTAATAACGGCGCATATTACGATTTGTCAGGTCTTTATGAAAGCACGTTCGTAAACTGTAAGGCGCTTGGTTATGATACTTCGGTTCATACTAACGTCGATGGCTGGAGGATTGGCGGAGTTGCAACTGGCGGACTCGGGAACCCTGACAGCCAAGGCGTTCGATTGATTAACTGCTCTGTCGGCAATCTCTACGGCACTGGAATCCGTGGCGTGTTCTTTGGCAGCACGTTCTGGTCAAGCGCAGATGCTATGACTTGTGAAAACGTCGAGGGAACAACCTTTGCGTTCGAGCAGGCCACGAATACAGGGACACCTTCTGACCAGTATTCTCCAGCTTATTGCTCTGCAAACGCGCCTCGTATGTATAACCCAGCAGTCGATACTGGCGTTAATGCTGTGTGGTTTTCATTTGATGATGCGGCTGCACAATGCACTGTATCGAACGTAGGAAACTTGAACCCGCTGTCTGGGCAGAAGCTTGCTAGGTTCCTTGGTAGTGCTGCGCTCTGTTCGGTTGAGTTTATTGGCGGCAATCTAGCGCCAACATCAGTTGCGTCATACATTGACTTCTCGGTTCTAGACTACACGAACTATGTTCGCATCACAAACGGAACTGGAACTACTTCGACCACGAAAACAGCGGCTTTATACTCGCTGCAAGGATACTATCTCGATCAGATGTCGAATGGCACGCTGATTGAGCACACTCAGTTCTATACCGATATTAAGTTGGCTGAGGAACTTCGCATTTCACGGTCAGACGGAACTAGGGTAGCTACAATAGATGCCACCACGGGATCGTTTGCGTTTAATAAAACAATCATGCCAACAACTGCTGTGGGTGTGACTGGCCAAGTTTGGTATGATCCCACTGCTGGCAATGCGTTGAAGGTGATATAACGTGATAACACCTGCATACTCCACAACAGCTACTGAACGTGTTCTGCCGCGCATGGCGTTGGATTTTACAACTGGGACACTAGACCCGCGTGTGACTGTCACTCGTGCATTGAACACAGCTACTGCCATAAACAGCAGCGGCTTTATTGCGATCGTGAACGCCAATCTCCCTCGCTTCGATTACAACCCAAATACCTTGGCTCCTCGCGGCTTGTTGATTGAAGAAGCTAGAACCAATCTTTTTATCCAAAGTCAGTTTCAAGGAAACTGGACGGCAAACGCAGGAACAACGACGTTTCTGGGGACATACGTAACTTCGCCAGATGGCACATCAAATGGGCGCATTCTTAACGATACTAGCGCTGCGGCTGCGGCATATGTCTTTCAAGGTGTGTCGTTTACATCTGGAACCGTTTACACCCTTTCAGTCTATGTGAAGAAGGGCGTATCACGTTATTTGGCGCTGACAAGTTTCACGCAGTCTGGCCGAGCGCTGTTTGACCTCAACAACTATTCGCTTTCATCGGTCACTGGTATCGTCACGAGCGCCACCATCACGAGTGTTGGCGGCGGCTGGTATCGCTGCACAGCAACCATGACCGCTAGCGCTACTGGAAGCAATAACCTTGGCTTTGGTGATTTTGAAGCAGGGCCAACTGGAGACCTATATTATATCTGGGGCGCACAAGTCGAAGCAGGTGCATTTGCCACCAGCTACATTCCTACGACTACGACCAGCCTGACACGCAATAGAGATGATGTCTCTATGACGGGTGCAAACTTCAGTAGCTGGTATCAAGCAGGATCAGGAACGCTTCAGGCGATAATGACGCGCTATCCTGTGGCTACTGGTTTCCCTAGATTGGTGTCTTTAAGCGACAATACCGTAAATAACGAAATAGCAATTTTAAATTTCAACCCTAGTGCTGGTGTCGGCGTAGGGGTTACAAATGGCGGGGCTACTCAAGCAAGCACTTTTATTTCGTTGACGGGCAATGAAGAAAACATGGCATTCCGATTCGGAACAAATGATTTTGCGTTAAGTCTGAATAGCTCTGCCGTGACCACTGACACATCAGGCACTGTTCCAACTGTTAGCCAAATGTTAATAGGAACAGGGCCATTGGCTAGCAGCCCAGTTTGTAACGGATGGTATAAGAAAATATTCTTCTTCAACAATAAGCTGATTAGCAATGAACTGCGTTCGGTTTCAAAACTTTAACGGCTGAGTAGCCAAAGGATTTAGATATGGCACTTACTAAAGTCACCTTTTCCATGATTGAGGGCATGGTTGTCAACGTCATGGATTATGGCGCGACCTGTGACGGTGTTACTGATGACTGGGCAGCTATTGAGGCAGCGCAGGAATACCTAAAGGCTAATGGCGGTGGGACTCTGTATTTCCCTGGCTGGTGCGCGATCTATAACACGTTCTATTTCTATGGCGCTGTCACTGGGCAGTGGAGCAATCCATATCCCGTGCCAACTCCGCCGCGTATTACTTGGGCAAGTGATGGGACTGGCGGGATTAAATCGTTCATTACGAGCGGCGATGTGTTGCGATTTTCTAGCCCATCAGCAACCCTGACTTATGCGCCGTGCTTCAAAGACTTTGCGATTGATTGCACAGCAAAGAACGTAACTGCAATCAACGGAACTGCACAAGCAGGTATATACGGCGCTAACCACTACACCGACATTGATGGCCTTATCATTCATGGCCTAACTGGTGCTGATGCAGTCGGTGTTAATTTCGGAACTATTACTGACAGCACTGTGCGTGCTCTTGTCTGCCAAGCATATAGCACACAGGCTCGCGCTGGCGTCATTATCAATAAAGCAAACGTGCAGCTTTTTGCGTGCCGTTTCTCTTATTTCAATTACGGTATTGAGGTTGGAGAGTTGGCGGAAGCTGGCATTTATATGTTTGGTGGCCATATCCTGTCATCCAAGCTGTATTCGATCTACTGGAACAACACAGGGGCGGACTTCAAGTCCTCGGCCTCTACTCTCTCTGGCGTGTTTATCGGTGAACAGACAGTTGGCGGAGAGGTTCTAGGCGCTGCTGATGCGCCAAACTTAGACATCAGCACGATAACCTTCCAAGGATGCGTCTTTGATAACTATCGTGTTGGAGATGATCTGATTGACATCGCTTTTGGCGGAAAGTTCAACTTCATTGGTTGTGATAACTATAGCCTATCTCCAGGTCTGAACTCCATCAAGTTTGGGCAATATTGCTATGTCAATATGCTCAATAACCACAACATCACGGTAAACCCTGCATCTGCGGCTGTCTATAATGGGCAGGTGAATGAACTTCCGTTTGCTACAAATGTAGCGTTCACTCCTGCACTTTCGGCCAGTGGATCGACGTTCAATTACGCAACGAATGGCCAATCTGGATTCTACAGTAAGGTTGGTCGTCAGGTCACTGTTACGATCCGACTCTTCTTGGCAACCTCTGGCAATACGTTGACGAGCAGTGCGCTCAGGATCACCGGCCTACCATTCCCCGTTTCAACCAATGTGTATTCTCGTTCCGTTTCGGACATCATGTGGTTTGGCAGCACAACGCCACTTGTTAATGCCTATGGTCTGGCATTGGAGAACGGAACGTCTATCGATCTTTATGCGATTACTGCGGCTACAACTTCGGCTGGCGGGACAACGCTGAAAGCGAATGATCTAAATGCCACTTCTGGTGCTGGCTTGACGCTTACTTTCTCGTATTTCACAGATGATTAAGCAACAACGCCAGATCGTAATAATGAAGGAATAAACGATGTTAAAAGCAGCACCAAATCAAACAGTTTTCCCAACGGTGGACTCTAGCGCCTTTATTCTAAGTGCGGCTGGCATCATTACTGAAGCTGGAACAACGCGCACGCTATCGGCTGCGGACAACGGCAAGGTCATCTATTGCACCTCAGGCTCTGCAGTAACGATTACGTGCGCTGCTGGCCTTGGCGCTGGCTTTTCCTGCACAATCATTCAGGGCGGCGCTGGCAAGGTCACTGTAGCGGCTGGCGGACAAACGCTTGTCTCTTATTCGTCGCTGTTTAGCACTATGGGCCAATACGCAGTAATCAGCGCTATCTGCCCTGTAGCAAATACATTCCTTCTAGCCGGTAACCTTGGAGTCTAATCATGGCCACTAATTCACAAATCGCTTTCGCACCACTTGGCGAAACAATCGCTATCACTGCAAACGCAACTTCACCTAACGGCGTTCAGGCTTTGGTGGCTGAGCGTAATAAAGCACACTCGACTGGACAGTATCGCGTTATCAATGCTGGCACTGCAATTGTGCATCTTGGCGTTGGCCCAACTGTTGCTGCTGCAAAGGCTAATGCTGAAGCGGCTGTATCTGGTAACCCTGCTGCTGGCATCCCATTGCTTCCAGGCGCAGTTGAAATCCTTCGCTTCAGTGCGGAATCTTATTTCAGCGGATTGGCTGCGAGCGCACAAACGCTTTACATCACACCTGGTCAGGGCATTTGACCAGTGGCAACCATAGACGAGACGCAAGCTCAACTTAACACTCACGAGCAGGTCTGTGCGTTTCGATACGAAAGTATCTGTGCGCGGATGAAGCGGATCGAGAGCCTTGGCATTACGGCTTGCGGCACAATCATTATGCTGTTGATTGGCATATTGTTGAGCGTGTTGCAAAAGGGTGGCGTGTGAGCATTGCCATACCGACATGGATGAAGATTGCTGATAGCTTTATCGGCTTGCATGAGATTGTCGGGCCTAAGCACAACAAGATTATACTTTGGTGGCTTGAAAAGCTCAATGCTTGGTGGCGCAATGATGAAGCACCTTGGTGTGGCGTGTTTGTTGCTCACTGCATAAAAGAAGCTGGGTTGCCTTATCCTAAACTTTATATGCGTGCAAAGGCTTGGTCTGATTATGGTTCATTGCTGCGCCGCGATAGATTAGCGCCTGGAGCAATCTTGGTCTTTGATCGCGCTGGCGGTGGTCATGTTGGCTTCTATGTTGGCGAAGACGCTGGATTCTATTATGTGTTGGGTGGCAATCAATCCAATGCTGTTAATGTAATGAAGCTGGGCAAGTCCCGTCTTGTTGCATCGCGCTGGCCTAAAGGTGAGCCTGTCATTGGCAAGCCAGTATATTTGAACGGTGGTTCTGTTTCCACCAATGAAGCGTAAAGGAAAACGACATGAAGAAGGAACAATTGTTTGGAATCGTTCGTACTGTGGCTGCGGCTGGCTTTGGCTATCTGGCAGGAAAAGGTCTTATCGACGGTGCGACGGTTGACCTGTTGGCTGGTGCGGTAGCAACCATTGGCGTTGCTATCTGGTCTTTTGTCAGCAAGCAGCCTATCGCTGAGGCCGCTGAGTAATGAAGTTCCTGACGCTCTTGCTGGGTGTTTTGGACAAGCTGTTGGGAGCTTGGGCAGAGCATCGTTGGAAGCGGCAAGGGCGTCAGGAAACCATCAAGGACATAAACGATGCCATCAATGAGCAAATTGCACTTGGCGAAGCTGCCATCGTTATTCCTGATCCTGAGCGCACTGAGCGGCTGCGCGACCGTTTCGACCGTTCCCGTAAATAGTTACTGCGCTATCGCAAAACCTATCACCTACGACGCAAAGCAAGACACGCCTGAAACGGTAGCCGAAGTCGAGCTGCATAATAGCGTCTTTGTTTGCTTGTGCGAGGATGATTGTCCGAAAGACAAGTAAATGCCAGGTATTCCTTTAAAAATAGACGAAGCATTATTTGTATATGCCACGCCTCGCCAACGCGAAATGCTTGAGGCAATCAATCTGCATGGAAGTGCA